TTCAGCGTGCTATTCTTACTGCTGCTGAGGCTTCCGGTAAGAAAATTGACAATCGTGTAGCTTCCGAGACGGCTGATTCTTTAATTAAGGCTGCTAATGCTTCGCATGAATTGCAATATCGTGATAGTGCGTATGATTATAAGAATGTTAAGCTTCGTAAACATACGGAGTATAAAACTTCTATGGCAAATCAGAAAGCTGCTGAATATGGTGCAGAGTTGGCTCGCAAACAAAGCCGTACTCATTATTGGGATTCTGTTTCCCGTGGTCTTGGTTCTGTTGCGTCTGGTGCTGGTAACGTTGTTGGCGCTGGTGTTCGTCTTGGCAGGTTTAATCGTAATTAAATTGATAGCATCCTTCAGGACTAGAAGCCCATCGCGGCGTTTGAGCGATATACACCCGCCGCCCGCGTAGGGCCTGATCGAAATATGGAGCGGAGCGACTTCCTTAGAGAAGCGTTCCGCTTCGGTATTTTAGCACGGAGTGCGCAAAGGCAGGTTCTATCTGACCTGCCGTGCCTATACACCCTGTATACACTCACTTGTCAATTAAGCGAAGCCCCTAGTTGTGTGCGAAAGCAAATTCGAGTTATCTTCTCGAATTCTCCATCCCTCGTCCATAAACGCACAACTCACACTCTATGGTAGAATCTAAAAAAAAGAGATTTCTTTTGGAGTTATAAAAATAGTTTGTATATTTGCCCCCAGTTAGAAGTTACAACCATTATTAACACTTTAAAATTTTACAATTATGCAAAAATTTATTATCTCAGTTAAAGACAAAAACACTGGTCGTGATGTTATTCCGCCTTATATTGTCAATTCTCTCGATGGTCTTGGAAATTATTCTGGACGAATTTCTCCGTTGGGTCTTATTGTTATTGTGGATTCGATTAAAGAGGAAAATGATTTTGTTGAACTTAAAACTCAAAGCGATGAAAAGTAATAATATTTGGAAAATTATTATCGGTGCTGTTTCCGCTGCTCTTGGTTATATTCTTAATGCTATTGGTTTATGAATTATACTCTTATGCATTTCCTTGAGTATCTGCTCTACTCTAATGTTCATTTTTCGGTGACTAGTGCTAGGCGTACTCCTGAACAGAATAAAGCTTGCAATGGCTCTCCGAACTCTCAGCATCTTGTAGGCGAGGCTGTTGATATTAAGCCTTATGGCTCTACTACATTTAGTAAGTTGCTTGAAATGATTCATATCTTTTCGGATAATGTTTCGCCATTCGACCAGCTTATTATATATCCGACATTTATTCATGTTTCATTCTGCTCTCGTAATCGTCGGCAGGTGATAGACAAACGTAAATAATTATGAAATTTTCTCCTGATTTACTGAGAGCGGCTGACTGTTGCCAGCATCGTTCGTTTATTACTAATCGTTACAACGGTGCACGTATTGCCGTGGATTGTGGTCAATGCGATTATTGTATCCATAAGCGTGCTCAGAAAGCATCTATGCGTGTAAAGACCGCTGGAAGTGCTTTTAAGTATTCTTATTTTGTAACTCTTACGTATGACAACGAGCATATTCCTCTTATGAATTGTAAGGTTCTCCATAGTGAATATGAGGATGTTGTAGGTATCTCAGGAGATATTCATTTTGGTGATGAATATCATACATATATCCCTGTTTCTGAATATGAATGTGATGATAACTCCGCGTTGCGTCATATATTCTTCGAACAGGTTCAAGGCACTGTGCCGTATGACCGTGAAATTAAGGAATATGTACCTGTTAGGGACAATTGGTTTCTTAGTATGGATGCTATTCGTAGTTTTATCTATAAGACGCAATCCGTTGAGAAAACATTATATCCTGTTGCTGAACAATACGGTCTTGGTAACCTTATTCCCTTTCTGAATTATGTTGATGTTCAGAATTATATTAAACGTTTACGTAAACATTTGTTTCAAAAATTAGGCTCTTATGAAACGTTACATTTCTACGCTGTGGGTGAGTACGGACCCGTGCATTTCCGCCCGCATTATCATCTCTTATTATTCACAAACTCGGAAGAAGTCTCCAAGGTTTTACGATACTGTCACGATAAGAGTTGGAGGCTCGGTCGTTCAGATTTCCAACGTTCCGCTGGTGGAGCTGGCTCGTACGTTGCGAGTTACGTTAACAGCCTGTGCTCTGCTCCCCTCTTATATCGCTCATGCCACGCGTTTAGACCCAGGTCGCGAGCGTCTGTCGGATTCTTTGAGAAAGGCTGCGATTTCGTGGAAAACGAGGACTCTTATGCGCAAATTGAACAAAAAATCGATTCTGTCGTTAACGGAAGAGTCTATAACTTCAATGGTATCAGTGTTCGGTCAACTCCGCCCATGTCGTATATCCGTACCTTATTGCCCCGATTCTCGTCTGCTCGCAATGACGATGTTACTGCGATTGCTCGAATTCTTTGCGCTTTACATTCAACGCCAAAGAGAATTGCGAGATTCGGGTTCGTTGACTACAAACAAGACTCAATTTTAAGTCTTGTTCGTGCTTATTATCAATATCTTAAGGCTAACTCTATTCTTACTGATGATGACAAGATTATATTACATGCTTCTCGGTGTCTTACTAGGTTTGTTAACTGCTCTAGTGATGTCGATATTGAATCTTATATTAATAAGTTATATCGGTTGTTCTTATATGTCCATAAATTCTTCCGCAATTGGCATTTGCCTCTCTTCGGCTCTGATATTAGTGCTTACTCCGGTCGTATTATGTTTATCATTAAAACAGGTATAGAATATGAGAAGAAAGCGGACTATGTACGAATGTGTGATTCGTTGCGAATACAACAGACTTTGCCAGCCCCTATGCTTCGGTATTTCTATTTACCAGCCGAAGGATGCGAAATGGCGACCATTGGTATCGGAGAAGACGGAGAATATGCAGACGGATTTATTCGTCCCGTTAAAGAACAGATACACGTTCCGTTTGATGACCCCCGAATCCCACCTCTCGCGGCTTGTAATTACATCAAATCTGCGAAGCCCGATACAAGAAGTGCCTATGATAGTGGGCAAAGTAGCGACTTACAAAAATGTCTTGATTTCCGTGCTGCTACCTTCTGTCGTGATATGATTAAGCATAAGAAGCTTAATGATGCTAATAATATATTTAACCGTATGGTTTAATTTTAATACTAATTAATTATGAGTGATTTTAATCCTTTGGACCGTGCTAAGATTCCTACCCATCGGTCCTCTTTCGATTTAAGTTCGAAAAAATTGTTTACAGCTAAAGTAGGTGAAATCCTGCCTTGCTATTGGCAGATTGCTATTCCCGATACTAAGTATCGTATTTCTTCGGATTGGTTTACCCGTACTGTTCCGGTTAATACCGCTGCTTATACTCGTATCAAGGAATATTATGATTTCTACGCTGTGCCGTTACGTTTAATTTCTCGTGCGCTTCCACAGGCGTTTACTCAAATGACGGATTATATGACTAGTGCAGCTAGTTCTACTGCGAATACATCTGCGCTTACTTCTGTACCTAGTGTTACTCAGAGCGTTTTTAATGCGTTTCTTCAGACGGCTAATGCTGGTGACCAGCCTAATACTCGTGATGACGCAGGCCTCCCTATTGTCTATGGTTCTTGTAAGCTGCTTGATATGCTTGGCTATGGTTCTATGATTGCTTCTAAAAATCCAGGTAAGGCTGCTATTACTGAGAAATATCTAGGTGTTGATATTCTTGGTGATGCTGATAACCCTTTGGTTTATCAGACTCCACAGACGGTTAATGCTCTTCCGTTCCTTGCTTATCAGAAGATTTACTATGATTTCTTCAGCAACAGCCAATGGGAAAAGCACAAAGCTTACGCCTATAATGTAGACTATTGGTCCGGAACTGGTAATATTGGATTGGTTACTGATATGGTTCAGTTGCGCTATGCGAATTATCCGAAAGACTACTTTATGGGTATGCTTCCCTCTTCTCAGTATGGTTCTGTAGCTTTATTTCCATCTACTTATCGTTCTGATATTCCTTCTAATTCATTGTTAAAGACGAATCAAGGGTTAGTAGTTCAGTCTCAAGGTACTGGTAATAGTGTTGTGTTAGGTGGCTCTTCTAATTCTGTTGAATATATTCGTCTTAATGCTGACCTTTCCGCCTTATCAATTCGTGCAACCGAGTACTTACAGCGCTGGAAAGAAGTAGTACAATTTAGTAGTAAGGACTATTCAGACCAAATGGCCGCCCAGTTTGGTGTTAAAGCTCCCGAGTATATGGGAAATCATGCTCATTATATTGGAGGTTGGTCTAGTGTAATCAATATTAATGAAGTGGTTAATACTAATCTTGATACCGATTCTTCGCAGGCTTCTATTGCCGGTAAAGGTGTATCTAGTAATTCTGGATATACTCTTACTTATGATTGTGGCGCTGAGCATCAGGTAATTATGTGTGTATATCATGCTGTGCCTATGTTGGATTGGAATCTGACTGGCCAAGCTCCTCAGCTGACTGTGACTGCTATATCTGACTTTCCGCAGCCCGCGTTTGATCAGCTTGGTATGCAGGCTGTTCCTGCTCTGAATCTTCAGAATAATCCCGGCCGTAATGTTTCCGGTTCTCTTGGTTATAACCTCCGTTATTGGCAATGGAAATCTAATATTGATACCGTTCACGCTGGATTCCGTGCTGGTGCTGCTTATCAGTCTTGGGCTGCTCCTCTTGATGGCTGGCAGGTATTGACTTCCTCTGGTGCTTGGTCTTATCAGTCTATGAAGGTTCGTCCTCAGCAATTGAATTCTATTTTCGTTCCTCAAATTGATGCTGTTAACTGTTCTGTCGCATTTGACCAGTTATTATGCAATGTTAATTTCCAAGTATATGCTGTTCAGAACTTGGATAGAAATGGTTTACCCTATTAATTGTGTGTCGTTATGAGAAATTTTGCTTATAAAAATCCCGATTATATTAAAAATGAGGTTGTTCCAGAATTGATTGAGGAACATCCGTGTTATCAACAGTCTGTATATGATACAGTTATGTACGATGAATCTCCTGACGGCGATTTGATCCAGTGCGATATGACCCAAATCCTGTTGAATCAGGAGAAATATCGTCGTTTACTCGGTGATATGAATGTTCAGAATATCCTTGCCCAAATGCATCCTACTCAGTCTACTGTAATGGACGGTATGACTGATGAAGAACGTTTCGATTGTGTTATCTCCCGTCATTGTCAGACTATGTCGGAACGACAGGCTGTATTGCAACAGTTGGCTAGTGAGAAGTCTGAGCTGTCGGCTTATGCCGAGGCTATGTTGGCAGAGAATAAGGCAGCGCCGTCTCCGGATTCCGCCCCTGCCTCTGAATCGTAATGGGTTTATTTGACACTATTGCTTCTTCATTTGCTAACCTTACCGACAATATTGTCGGTATGGTTAATCAGAATCAGCAGAATAAGGCTAATCTCCGCATGATGCGTGAGCAAAATACATTTAATGCTGAACAGGCTCAAATTCAACGTGATTGGCAGCAACAGATGTGGGGTATGAATAATGCCTACAATTCTCCTGCCGCTATGATTTCTCGTGGTTTGAATCCGTTTGTTCAAGGTTCTGCTGCTATGGCTGGTTCTAGGTCTCCTGCTTCAGGCGGAGCTGCTGCTACTGCTGCTCCTGTTCCTAGTATGCAGGCCTATAAGCCTAATTTTTCTAGCGTGTTCCAGTCTCTTGCTTCCCTTGCTCAAGCTAAGGCTTCTGAGGCTTCTGCTGGTGAATCAGGCGCTCGTGCCCGTCAGACTGATACGGTAACTCCTCTTTTGTCTGATTATTATAGAGGTCTTACTAACTGGAAGAATCTAGCTATTGGCTCTTCCGGTTATTGGAATAAGGAAACAGGCCGTATATCTGCTGCTTTGGACCAGTCTACCGAGGCTCAGAATTTAAAAAACGCCCAGTTTGCTGAACGTATATCTGCTGCTCAAGAAGCACAGATTTTGCTTAATTCTGATGCTCAACGTATTATGAATAAATATATGGACCAGAATCAACAGGCTGATTTGTTTATTAAGGCTCAAACCTTAGCCAATCTTCAGGCCCAAGGTGCTCTTACTGAGAAGCAGATGCAGACTGAAATCCAGCGTGCTATTCTTATTGCTGCTGAGGCTTCCGGTAAGAAAATTGACAATCGTGTAGCTTCCGAGACGGCTGATTCTTTGATTAAGGCAGCTAACGCCTCTAATGAATTGCAATATCGTGATAGTACGTATGATTATAAGAATGTGAAACTTCGTAAACATACGGAGTATAAAACTTCTATGGCGAATCAGAAGGCTGCTGAATATGGCGCAGAATTGGCTCGCAAACAAGGCCGTACTCATTATTGGGAATCTGTTGCTCGTGGTATTGGTAGTACTGCTGCTGGTGCTGGTAATTTTATCGGCGCGTTTCGTTCCGGTGCTAATATCTATCGTAATGACTATGGCCCTCGTAATACTACTATTTATAACGGCCGATAGCATACTTCAGGACTAGAAGCCTATCGCGGCGTTTGAGCGATATACACCCGCCGCCCGCGTAGGGCCTGTTCGAAAAACGGAGCGGAGCGACTTCCTTATAGGAGCGTTCCGCTCCGGTATTTTAGCACAGAGTGCGCAAAGGCAAGACAGTTCCTGCCTTGCCGTGCCTATACACCCTGTATACATCCACTTGTTAATTAAGCGAAGCCCCTAGTTGTGTGCGAAAGCAAATTCGAGTTATCCTCTCGAATTCTCCATCTCTTGTCCATAAACGCACAACTCACACTCTATGGTAGAATCTAAAAAAAAACGGTTTTCTTTTGGTTTAATAAAAATAGTTTGTATATTTGCCCCCAGTTAGAAGTTACAACTATTATTAACATTTTAAAATCTTACAATTATGCAGAAATTTATTATTTCAGTCAAAGAAAAAACTACTGGCCGTGATGTTATTTCGCCTTATATCGTTAATTCTCTCGATGGTCTTGGAAATTATTCTGAGCGAGTTTCTTCGCTGGGTCTTATTGTTATTGTGGATTCGATTAAAGAAGAAAATAATTTTGTTGAACTTAAAACTCAAAGCGATGAAAAGTAATAATATTTGGAAAATTATTATCGGTGCTGTTTCCGCTGC